TCCTATTGCTGAAGCTAGAATAAAAGAATTAGAAGCTAAAACAAATCAATAACTATGGGATGTTGTGGAACGAATAAAAATGTAGTAAGCACACCTAAGCAAATTAAAACAAATAGCTTAGGAGTGGTAAAACCTAATGCAAATACTATTGTAATAAGTATCAAATGAAACCAGATGATGTAATTGAATATCTTAATAAAATGGCAAAGTTCATTCAAGAATCACAACAAGAAATGCAAGTGCTTGTAAGTGGTGCAATGCTTGGAACTATGACAAAAAGAATATTCAATAATCAACAAGGTAGTGAAAATAGCTTTGGTGCTAATTTAGGAACTTATACACCAGCTTATGCAAAGGCAAAAGAAAAAAAGTATGGGGCTAAGTTAGCATCAAAAGTAAATTTATATGCAAGTGGTACATTATTCGGAAGCACAAAACAAGTTCAAGATAAAGGTAATACATATATAGCAGTTTCAGATGTTAAATATCCAACAGGAGAAAATACAGTTAAAGTATCTGAATACTTAGATAAACAATATGGAGAAACATTTGCACCTAAAGAAAGCGAAAAACAAAAAGCAATTGAGATTGGTACAAAATTCATCAATAGAAAAGTTGCAGAATTTACTAGCAAATAAAATTATAGAATCATGTTTGGAGAAATTATTGATAAAATAGTAATTGAGGACTTTGATAATTACGGAGTAGTATTTGAAAAGGATGGAAAATACTACAAAGAAAAGTCACTCGATGAAGTAGGAATTGAGGATGGCAAAGGGAACTATTTTTTTGCTATTAAAAGTGATGCAGAATTTGAGCAGATAAGTTGTGATATAAATAAAATAAATCAAAATTATACTTTTAAATTTATTACTCAATGTTCTTATACAGCTTGGTTGCTACGTGCATTCTTAGATACTAAACTACAAGATACTGGAAGTATAAGCAATGCTAAATTTACTATAACTAATTTTACAGAGGAATATATTAGAACAAATCTAATAGTAAATACTTTTGAATTTAATATGTTTGGGCATTTCAATAATTGTGAAATTGAAAAACCTTGTTGTTGTTAATTAAAATATTTACATATTTGTAAAAATATTAAACAATATGAAACGATTATTTATTACTTTGGTTATTCATTTTTTATTCTTATTTACTTTGATAGTTTATTTATGTTCATGCTCAAAAGATTGTGATGAGTGTACATATAAAAATATGAAAGATAACGGATTGTATAAAATTACATATCCATACACAGAAACATTCACAGATAATAATGGAGTGGTTGTAATTAAAAAGACTTATTACACTCCAAAGCAATTATGCAAGGCTTATAAATGTCCTTAAAATTTACTTAACCATTGTTCATAAACTTGTTTTGCTATTTGTGCAGTCATTACAGGGGGAACACTCATTCCTATTAAATAATTTGGTTTAAGTCCTAAAAAGTTATAATCTTGAGGATAGCTTCCTATTTTTTTTGCTTCTGTGTCGCTCGTATATCTTGGCTCGTCAAATAAACAATAACAGTCTTTTTTTGTCGTTAAAGTGCCACAAACATTATCATCATATAAAAAATTAGTTCCAAAACCTGTATTCTCTTTTCCTCTTTCTCTACCATTTATGTTAGCAAAAGAAGCATCTCCTTTTTGTCTTTTTTCCCAGAGAGTTTTATAAAAATCACTTATTGGATAGTCATTATTGTTTTTGTCTTTTACTTTTTTAAATGGAATTTCTTTTTCATTAAAAGAAATTTCTATTTTAGGTAATTCTGTAAACATATCTGCAAAATGTAAAAACGGTTGTGCTAAATTCTGTCTTAATGCTATAAAAAAAACACGTTCTCTTTTTTGTGGCACACCCATTTTTGAAGCATCTAACAAAAAATGTTGACAATAATAACCAGCTTTATCAAATGCATCATAAATTTTAATAACATATTGTTTAGCTTCTCCCATTAATAAACCTTTTACATTTTCAGCTACTACTACTTTCGGTTGTAATTCTTTTGCTAAATCAATAAAATCAAAAAATAAAGTATCTAAAACTTGTTCAGCTTGTCCTTCTCTAAACACTTTTTCTTTTCCCCAGTCTTTTTCTCTATTTCCAGCCATTGAAAAACTGCTACAAGGTGGCGAACCATCTAAAATATCCAAATTGTATAATTCATCAGGCAAATCAGTTCTTAATTTAAAGGTCTGTATTGGCTCTAAATAAGCATATTTTGGATTGTGGTTCACTTTGTATGCTTCAATCATTTTAGGGTCAATTTCATTGCATCCTAATACATCAAATCCAGCTAATTTATAACCCATTGTTGAACCACCACCACAAGCAAAGCAAGAAAATACTTTGCCTTTGTCTTTGGTAAATACTGCATCTTTTAAAGTCCACCTGTAAGGGAAATTATGTTTATTGTTTTTCATAAATATATTTAATGCAAAAATATATATAATTACATAAATATAAAAATAAAATTAAATAAATCTAAAATTTGATAGTAAGATAATTACTGAATACTAATATAGGAAGTATATAAAAAGGCTCGATATAGCCAAATAAACAAGCAAATAAGCATATAAAGAAAGTTAGCCAAATATTCGTGCAAATCTTACAAAATCCAATCGGATAAATAAACCATTTTGCACTTATAACATTGCCTAACTCATCATTTACTACATTACCTATTTTAGTAAGCCATGTATAATACAAATTCAATATCATGTTTGGATTCATAAACTCATCTATCATAGTAGATAAACAATAAGTAAACAATATAAGGAATAAACTATGAAACATATATTTTAGTTTTGAATTTATAGCAAACAGAATCACCATCAGGGTCTATCAATTTTGCAGTATAAAAGTAGCTTTCATTTAGTTTTGCATCAAATTCTAATTGCTCACCAGTCAATACATCAAGTTCATAAAAACTTACAGCATCGTTATATTCTAAAAGTAAAGTATATACGCCATCCATAGTAGCTAATCCAAAATCCAATGGAGCGCAACCATTAAGGCATCCTAAGTCTATATATGTATCACAACAAATCATTTATTAAGGTTTAGCGTATGAGTAATTTATATCTGTACATTTCAAACATCCGCAACTATTAGGTATTGAATTTTTTATTTTTTCAATAGCAGATGTTAAATATTTTTTTGCCATTGCATCGCATCTAGTATAATTGTCACTAGCCAATTCTTTATTTGTAAAAGTAACTAAGTTGTATCTATCACTATTTATTACTTCGGCAAAGAACATTGAACCAGCTAAATACTTTATAGGCATAGCTAATTCTTTTTTATACATACACCAAAACTTATCCTCACTACATCTTTTTTGTATTATGCCATTAAAGAATGATGTATTTGTATATATGTTAGTTCCTGTTATTTGGATGGTTAAGCTATCATAATATTCTTTGTTTACTTGCAAAACATAATCAGTATTTGCAACTAATGTCAGATTTTGATTAACTCCATTTATTGTGAGTATTGCAGTTTGACTATCAGAGCTTTTAAATACTAAAGTATCAATGTAATAACATGAATAAGTATTATAGCTATCAAACGGAAACAATAAGGCAGGTGGGTTAGTTGTAGCTACTCCGTTATTTAAGTAAGTATAGTTATCAAGTATTGTATTAAATTGAAAGTACCTACTTAGTTTTTCACTTGCTTGTAAAATAATTTCAGTAGATGCTTTTTTTATACATCCTTTTAATAGGTCATGTCCAGTTATAGTTTCACTATCTGCACTTAGTGAAGCCGTTTTAATACTAATACCTTCGATTCCTTCCGTTCCATTCAAATAAAGTCCACTAGTAGATTCAGCTCCTTTGCATCCAATGACACCAATAATATTTTCAAAGCAATTTATCATAGTATTAAATATAATAAACTTTTTGAAAAAACAAAATTATAATTTATTATTTTGTTCCTCTATAGCCTTATTTTGTAATTCTACTTTATGTATTATACTATTCCATAAGCTAAACAACTCTAAAGTAGTAACATTATATGTCAAATCACTTATACTCATATTTGAGTGTTCACTTATAGATAATAAGCTCATATTTACTTCATCTACTACTCTATTGAAGTATTCGATATAAGATAATTCAATCTTTCTATAATTGGAAGTGTCTTTTGTAAATATTCTACTACCTGCAAGTCCGAGTTGTTTTTGTAGCCTTGTAAGGTTTGGTAAGCAATAGGCAAAAAAAAAGCCATTGCATCTGCATCATTGCGCATTATTTCAATCTTTTGTGCTTCTGTTTGCTCATTTAAACTATTTGCACGTTCATCATTTATCAAGAACATTGAACTTGCTAATTTTAATAACGTGTTTTTTTCACAAAACAACTGCTCTGCTACTTTAATCTCATTAATCAATATCATTGCATCTTGATTGCGACCCTCTTTTAATGCTTCCATGCAAGTATCTGCAATTTTAACAAGCCTTGAATTATCAAGTTTTAATTCTGTATATCTTGAATAGGTTTGTATTTGGTTAAGCCTTATAAATGGATAATCGCTAAGTTCTTCTGGTGCATACCATTTGTTATTAAACACATCCGTATAAACTAACTTAAGAATTACATCTTTGTTTCCTATTAATTCTTTTCTATCTTTTTTAAAGTATTTTTTTATGAATTTCAACATATTGCAAATATATTAATAAATATTTAAAAAATAAAAATATTTTAAATAAAACTTGCAAATTAAAAAAAAACAATTATATTTATTTTTATCATAGAAATATGGAATCTTTTTGAGGTTTGGTTATCCTTTCTAAAATAACTTTTGAGCGCAACTCTATAAGGCAAACAAAATTATTATTCAAATTTTTAAATATAAAAACAATGGCTGTAACACCAGTAGCAACACTTTGCAATAGTCTAATATATGACTTAAATGCAAAACCAAGTATGCCTGAAAATTATGTAGATGCTTCAGGCGCATATTTCGCTTTAATAAGTAATCAAAACAGAAATGGTTACGAAGATATTTTGATGAAAATGGAGCAAGAACTTAGAGATAAGGCACTTCCTAATACTTCATTCCCAAAAATAAGAGTAAATATACCAAAATCATTTTGTACAGATACTACAAGTGATTCATATACTAACCCATGTACACCAGTAGCAGAGGGTGGAGCGCAATATGAACAAATAGATGTAACTGTAACAGGATATATAGCTAAGAAATTTACTTTAAGTAATGCTCAATTTGAGGACGTTTGTTATAATAAAGACCCTTATTTAGCAAAAGAACTTGAAAGAGCTAGTAAGGCAGTTTTAAGAGATATGGACAAAGAATTAATATCAAGAGCGAACGCTTTGATGGGTAATTACACAGATGGAACTTCATCTTTGACAAGTCCTAAAACATTGAACTTAGTAAATAGTTCTGGAGCTGTCAATGTAGCAACATTTCCACTTGTAGATGCTGAATACGATGGTATCGGTGCGAATGATGGCTATATGGTAGTAGGTGGTCGTTGGTTAAAAATGTACAATCAATTATTGAAATTATCAATCGGAAATACTGCAATAGGATTAGATGCAACACAATTACCAGACTTACAATATTACTATGATTCAAATAGTGATGCAGTTTTAAATGAATGTGCGGCGCTTACATGGGCAAAAGGAGCTATCCAAATTATAGAGCCTTACAGATATACAGGTAATTGGGAGTGGTTCAAAGAAAATTCAGTAAGAACTACAATGGTAATCAATGGAATTAAATATGATTATGCAATGGAGTTTGATACGTGTGTAGATGGTGGACAATGGACTGTAACCTTATCTAAACATTTTGATTTGTTCTACATACCTACTGCTAAGTATACTTGTACAGGTGGTGAGGGTAACTTCAAATTGAAATACCTATTAGGTTGTGGCGATATTAGTTGTTCAGATTTCAATTTCTGTCCAGCAGTAGTATCATAATAAAAAAAGTTCGTTTGTTTTGTTTATATATAGGCTGGGTTTATCTCAGCCTATTTTTTAAAATCAATATTAAATATGTCAGGTTGTAACATAATAACAGATATATCAGTAGATAATTGCAGATTGACATTAACTAATCAAGATAGTGAAATAGTTGCTCAATTTTTACTTGGTAATACTACTTACACTTTATTTTCAGATAGGATATTTATACGAGATACGGAAACTAGTTGGTATAAACTTTAAACCCATAAAATATTTTTAATTTTGTATGAAAAACCAAGATTTTTTTTATAAGACAATAACAGGAATAATGTTTACTATTGTTTGCTTTTTTACAAGTCAAACTTATTTCAAAATTGACAAATATGTAGAAAAGACAAATAAGCTAGAAAGTCAAGTTGCAGTAATAAATAATAAACTTGGCATTGCAAAAGATGACATTAATCCAATTAATTTTTTTAGCTATCTTTTCATAAATAAAAGTGAAGAACCTGAATTAAAAGAAGAAAAAAAATGTGGCAATCAATTATTGAATTAATAATTCAGTTTTTTAAGTCAATTTCTAGCGTTTCAGACACGACTAAGGAATTAGTGCCAGTTATAGAAAAAAAACAAGAAATTCGTACTCCAGTTCAAATTGTAGAAGCAAAAAAAGATGCAACTAGAAAAGAAATAAAAAAAGATAATTTAATAAGAAAAAATATAAGAACTGATTTAAAAAAATATTCTCAAAAAGATGTAATTAATCAATATATATTAATATTAAAAGATGATTACAATGCTGAACAAGTTGAACAAATTGTAAATAGTGAATTTGAAAATTTAAAACAAAATAAAAAAAGGTTAAAATCATTTAATAACATTAAAAAAAATAAATTATGAAAAATTGGAAAACGACATTAATAGGTGCAATAGCATCAGGCTTATTAGTAGCTCAAACATTTATTTCGGAAGGATTTACAGGAAGTAAAGAGCAGATAGGTCAATTAATTATAGCTGTAGCTATAGCTGTATTAGGAGCAGTTGCAAAAGATTTTAATGTTTCTGGAAAATAATGTGTATAGTAACCGACATAAGTAAATCGGATTGTCTTTTAGTTTTAAAAGACAGTAATGGTAATGTAATTGCTGAATTTAATGCAACTGAAACAACATTTGCATATAGTGAATATACTTTTACTATTAAGGATTATAGAAATACCTATGAAATAAAATTAGATGATGTTACTTTGATTAATGGTGGTACTTACACTACATTTGATTTATTATATACTTATTTAGTTGGGTTGCGTACAGCGTGTATATGCGATTGTTCAGGCGGTGGTGGTGGTGGTGGTACTGGATTAGGATATTATGGTGCTTGGCAAACAGATACTACACAAACTGCTTCTGCTTCGAATACAGGTTATGCGATGAGATTTGAAGTTGCTGATGTTACACCAAATGGCATATCAATAGCTAACGATTTAAGTAGTAATCCAACAAGAATTACATTTGCAAATACTGGGATTTATAATATTCAATTTAGTTCACAATTTCAAAATTCAGATACTCAATTAAATGATGTAACAATATGGTTACGATTAAATGGAGTAGATGTATTAGGTTCTGCTGGTTTTGTTTCAGTACCTAATAAACATGGTGGTATTGATGGTCATGCAATAGTTGCTTGGAATTATGTTATTGAAGTCATTGCAGGTCAATATTATGAATTAATATGGAGTACTACTAACCATACAAATGTTAAGATGCAATTCTATGCTGCTGGAAGTCCACCACCATCGGCTGCTTCTGTAATTCTTACAGTTACTCAACAATCAGGTATTATGAGTGGAAGTGGTATAACTGCTATTAATTCGCTTACTGGTTCTGTTCAAACACTTGCAACTGGAACAAGTGGCACAAATTTTAACATTGCATCATTAGGTACTACTCATACATTTAACTTACCAACTGCATCAGCTACTAATAGAGGTGCATTGAGTTCGGCAGATTGGAGTACATTTAATGGCAAACAAACTGCATTAGGTTATACACCAGCTAATAAAGCAGGAGATACTTTTACAGGTTCAATTACTGCCACTAATCTAAGTGGGACTAATACTGGAAACGAAACAGCATCAACAATAGGTTCTTTAATAAATGGTTCTACTAGTGCAACTCCAAACAATACAGATTTAGTTGCAACTGCTGAAAGTTCAGTATTAAAGAAAATTACTTGGACTAATATAAAGGCTTTTTTAAAGACTTATTTTGATACGATATATCAAAGCACATCATTATCTGCTTACTCATTTAGAGCTAATAATACAAATACAACTGCAAACGCTACAGATAATACATTTAAAGATATTGCAGAACAAGTATATAGTGGTTCAATAACATGGACTGGGACTACTCCTCCATCTGGTGCAACTAATCATTCTTATAGATGGTCGCAAGTAGGCAAATTAGTTACTTTAAGAATTACATTGATATATGGGTCTGTTGGAAGTGCTTTGACAAGTGTATTATTAGCATTACCATCTGACTTACCTACACCAGATACAATAAGTGGTTCAACTGCAAATGGGTCTGCGTTATGTGTTGGAAGTGGTACATTAGCAACAGCAGTAGTAGGTGATGGAATGTCGCCTAGTTTGAATGGTGGTATATCAGAATTAAAAATAAATAGTGGAGGTACTGGTTATGAAATTAAGATTCATAGAGCTTCAGCAGGTTATAGAACAGCTAGAGCAACTATACAATATTATTCAGTTTAATAGCTTAGAATTTCATCTGCTAGACTATTTTGAATTGAGCAGTCTTTGACTTCCATACCATATATAGTATTTTCTAGTGGAATATTTTGGACTTTAATCCAATTTGCATCGTGCTTACCTAATAATATTTTTTTGCCTTGTTTTTTAGCTTCTAAACTAAATACCAAATCAAACATTCTTTTGTATTCACTTTTATAAAGTTCTATTGGATTAAAATAATCAGTTCTAAAAGCAGTTACTCCAGTTCCTGCTATATCAATATATCTATTTACATAATTAGCACCTTTGCAATGGAACGCTTGATGTCCTTTGTAATAGTTCAATCCTTTACCTTTTAATATTCTGCCATGATAAGTTATGATACATTTATACTCTTCTATTAATTCAATAGTTTTACTTATATAATTTTTGGGATAAATTATGTCATCATCACATGAAAAAAAATAAATCGGTTCATTGTATCTTTGTAGGCTTTCAAACTTAGCATTATCTGTATAATCTATTGGTTCTATTCCGTTGTGGTAAATGTTTATTTCATCTACATAAGGGCAAAGACTTTCAAAAGTTTCTTTTAATTGCTCTTCACGTCCGTTCATTGTGGCAATGCCTACTATTATTTTCATTGATTAAACATTTTATTTATCTTTTCGTTATTATTTTTTAACCAAGTGATATATCCTTGCATCCCAGTTTCTTTATTTCTAGTATATGCTTTTTTTAATCTATCATAATGGTTTATATCAACAAGCATATATTTAGGTTGTTTTATTCCTTTTATAATTGGATAATGCAAATGAAGTTCTTTACTAGGTGGTAAATTATCAGCAAGTTTTTTTATTTCTTTTAAATCTCTTTTTTTCATCTACTTATTAATGGTGTTTTAATTCGTTCTTCTGGGTGCATTAAACTTTCATGCTCACCATGAAAAGCTAATGAGCTTATAGGAGTGTATATCTTTACATTTTTTTTATTAAATATATAAGTTAAGTATTGACCTACTCCACTTGATATATTAGTTCTATTAAATCTACTTTTTGGTACTGCCTTAATGTGAAAATCTATTTTTTCGAGTGCTAATCTATTACAGAAAAATCCGCAATCAGTAAAGAAAACTCTATTTAATTCGCTATTGTATTTCATAGGATGGTACGACCCCCAGCAAGATTTACGATTATCATTTATAATATTACAAACAAAAGATTCATGCCTTAATTGATTGTAGTAATCATAAATTCTATATAAGTCAATATTACTAAAATCACTAGGTAAAAATATAAAAAAATCATCATTGCTTTTTTGTGCTTCACTAAATGCAAATTGCCAAAGTTTATAGAAATTTTCTTTACCACCATGCTCAAATTGATGAAAGTTTGATGATTCTAATTTAAAATCACTACCATCATCTAATATAATAGGTTCATATTTTTCTAACTCACTAAGTAAATTAGTAAGCATTTCTTTACGTTGGTATGAAAATATTGTTATCATAGTTCAAAACTTATTTGTTCTCCTGCATCTGGTATATAAATATTGCACCATTCAGCACTCCATATTTTAACTCGTTCAATCATTTCACTAAACTCTGTTTTGTTTAGTTGTGTTGTACTATTAGGCAACTTTTTTACTTCGCCAGTCGTTTCATTTACAATTTCTTTATAATTAAATTCAGATTTTATAAAATCATGTGTACTTTCTAAACTAACTACATTCCCTAATTCTGTAAGACCTTTTTTTACTAATGGAACTACTACACCCCAATAATATCTATTCTGTTCATTGCTTCTTTTACTTCGTTTCTTTTCCAAAGTAAATGTAAACTCCTTACAATTCAAAGATAATGCAAATTTAAGCATTTCAGCTTTGTTTACGAGTTTTAAAACTCCGTTATCTAATCTTATAGTTGATGTGTATTTCAAATTATCAATTCATTCAAATTATCAATAGCTATCTTAAGCCTATCTAGTATCAATTCTATGTGTTCTTTGTCTTTTGGTATCTCTAGTATGAATAGTTGCTTTTCATCTTGAAATCTCCAATCATAGCTTACAAAGTGTCCTACTTCCGAGCCTGTGCAATGGATGTTAAATTGTATTTGAGTGTAATATTCTTTATGCAATTTTTTAAATTCATCTACATTTCTTAGTAGTAAGTTGTCTAAGTGATTAACACTATCGTATGGACATTTTACTTCACCAACTATTAAAGGATTTATGAAATCAGGACTTCCACCAGCGTAATTTTCAAATTCAGGACAAGTAAAAAACTTAGGGTTTGTACTTCCAAAGTATTCAACATCTACAAAATTAAATCTATTGTATTCTTGAACGGCTTTATATTCATATTCATTGCCCCAATCGGTAGCACGTGATGAAAAACTTTCTTTTCGTCTTTGTGTTAATATTTCTACTGCCTTTTCTTTGATGTAAGTTTTAGCTGTTTCACCAAACACATCGCCTTTATTTTTACCACTAACTAACAGCTTCCATATTTCAGATGCAGTAAATTTTCCAAATCTTTGTTCTGCTAACATTATTTTAGAGATTTTAGAGCATTTTCAACTTCACTACTTAGTGTATAAAATTCTTTCACTTTTGCAATAGTAACTGTACCAGCTAATAATTTTTCATACGTTTGTTTGTATTGTGTAGTTTCAAATTTTAATTCAGGAAGTTTTTTAGTTTGTTCTTTTGTTTCCTGTGGCTTTTGACTATCTGCATCAGATTCAGTTTCATCTATTAAGAATAAACCATTAAGAGCGTATTTTCTTGAATAACTAGATGCAGTTCCAGTTGTTTGTTCTGCACTCATTCCTTTATGCTCACTAGTTTCAGCAAATCCGTTACATAATACACTTTCACTATCTAGCATTAGTGTAGCAGTAGCTTTACAGAATATTTTATTTCCTATACTTACTATGTCATCAGTAAGTGTTAATGTAGCACCATATTTTAATAAAATAGGTTTTACTGCTTCAAGTATATCCTCTGCACTTCTATACTTATAATTACCAAATTTGTTTAGATTCCCTTTGGGTACTTTCAGTTCGTTTTGAATGTTTACTAGGTTTTTCATTTGTTTGTTCGTTTGTTTTTTGTTTAGTTAAATAATTTATATAATACTATTAATGCACCTATTGTAAATGCACTATAAATAAATAATTTGTAAAAATCTAAAGACTTTATAAAGTCTATTAGTAAGTTAATTGTTTGCTTCATGTGGTACGAGTTTTAAGATTTCTAATTTAATAGATTCTACCTTTTCTTTTTGCAATAAAGCAGATGCAATGTGTTCGTCATAGAACTGCCATTGCTCCATTCTTTTTGCATTTTCAGCCATATCCTCATATCCTTGTTGAAGTTTAGCATATTGTACTAATAAGTCTAATAGTTGATTCATTTTTTAATGTTTTATTTCAATTATTTTATAAAGTTCTTCATCAGTAGGCTCATATTCAGATAGTATTTGCCAACATTCATCTTGACTATGTGAGCCATTGAATTTATCAATTACTGAACCATCCGTAAACTCAATTTCATCAAACCTATTTCTAGTTTCATACCCTAGTTCTTCAATTATTTCTTGTTTACTTATATGTATACTTTGTTCTTCGCTATCCTCTGTATTTAGGTAGTATGTAAGCAATTCCTCGACTGCATCATACTCGATTTGTACAAATTTATTCATTATTCTACTCCTTCTGGATGTTGTACAGTTTCCCACACATCATTAATAATATTTAATTCTATATCATCACACAATCCAGTTTCAACTATTTGATTTTGCTTGTAGATGCTTATACCTTTACGTTTTAAAGTATTACCTAGCTTTAATTTATTCCTCATATGAACAAATATTGCTAATTTTTCTTTGTCTAGTTTACTTAATTCTTTTCTTATCATTGTAATTTTATTTTAATGCAAATATAATTAATTTTATTTAATTATTAAAATATAAATGTGAGTATTACCAACTATGTCTACAACTATGTTTTGCTATCTTTTTTAATAAATTTAAGTCTTTTATTTTCGGACTATCTGAATTAAATGTAGCGTCTATTAAACTGCTATCTGTGGTTCTTGATGTGTATTCTTTGCCTGTAGCTGGACTAATATATGTTACATTATATTGTCCATAACCTACTCTTTTTAAATTAAAATCTGATATACTTATTGAATTTTTCATTTTTTATTTTGTTTGTTTAATTGGTGTATTATAATACAACTATTTTATTCAGCAACAATTATTGGATTACGAGTTCCGTCCTCGGTAGTGTCATTCATATTCATTTCATGAATCGCTAGACTTTTGCTTCCAAAATCATAAGCCTCATCAATATTATCTGTCCAAAATGGAAAATCATTAATATCAGGGCTACCTTCATCTTGCGCATTCGATAAAAAACCTTTAGGATTAGCTTCACATCCTACTGCGTAATACTCGTTTGTGTTTGTGTCTTTAATTAGAATCTTCATTTTTTATTTTGTTTGTTTAATTGATGATGCAAATATACAACCTTTTTACGAATATGCAAATTTATTTGTACAAAAATGCAAATAAAAAAGCATTATTTTTATAAAGTATTGATAATCAAGCCTAAAAAATTGCATAAAAAGTGATAATTTTATAGTAAATTTGTAAAATAAACGTACAATATGCCTAAATGTAAGCAATGCAAAGTTAAATTCACACCTAAATACTTTAATCAAAAGTATTGCATGGATGAAATAGAGTGCATAAAAGCATTTAATCAATCTGTCAAAGAATTACGTTCAAAACAAATACAAAAGGCTAAATTCAAAGAAAAGAAAGAACTCAAAGAAAAGGTAATGACTTTAAGTGAATGGCTTAATATATTTCAAAAAGTGTTTAATACTTATATTCGATTACGTGATAAACATTTGCCTTGTATAACCTGCAATACTTTAAAGAATAATGTTCAATATCATGCTGGACACTTTTATTCAGTTGGCTCAAATCCTAGTTTACGATTTAACGAAGATAATGTCCACAAACAATGTAGTTCATGCAACTGCAAGAAACATGGAAATATAAGCGAATATGCAATAAATTTACCTAAAAGAATAGGAACTGAAAGGTTTGAAATATTAACGAGTAATAGAGCAAATGTATTAAGGCTAACCATTCCAGAAATACAAGATTTAATAAAAACTTATAAGGCTAAAATAAAAGAATTGGAAAAATAAAAAAGGTGCTAATTATTAGCACCTTTAAACCAAACAATAAAATGAAAACTCTCCCAGAATTACCCAAAAACTGGTGAATAATATTGCAAATATATACAAATATTATTAAATTAAAATTAAAATATTCTATAAGTAAAATTACTCGCTACTCGCACGTACTTAAATAATTTATTGTCACGTATTATATACATTGATGCTTCTTTTTGATATTCGCTATTTTCATACTGTATGTGCAATTCTTTAAGTCCTAAATCTTGCATAGCTTTCCATACTTGCTTCCAACTTCTACTTAAATCAATATCGCCATACCACACTACTCTACCTTTGGGAGTGTAAATAAATGAGTTAAATATAACTTCATTGTTTGGGTATGCTTTTCTATATCCACTCTTTGAAAATGAAATTATCCTACCTGCGAATAATTTATGCTTCCTAAAAGCATTTAATTCTTTTTCTTTTGTTTTAGCTTTCTGTTCCATTTTCTTCTGTTTTTTCTACATAAAAAGTTTCATCATAAATCTCATCTACGTATCTTTTTGCAATCTTTTTACACTTCTTAATAGTGCGTTCCTTAGTAGATTGTTGGCTTTTAATCATGGGGTCGCTTTGCTCAAATAATTCATGTGCAAGTGATATTACTTGCATATTTTCAGCTCTAGTAGGAGCTTCAAATTCAAAATCTATATCTTCTTCCAACTCTTCGTCAATAACCTCGTCATCTTGATATTTTCTAGTAAATATAAAGTAAGTTAGCCCTAACACCCAAATAGATAATATTATTAATGATAGTATCATTATAGTACTTTACCTTTTAATATTCTTTTGTTTTGAACTTCAAAATTGCCTTTAGCATCTATATCTACTATTGCAAAACCATGATTCCATTTGTTTATAGGCATATATTCAGGATTCAATTCACATAAACATCCTAAACTAAATGTTGTAGTCAATTTGCCCTCTAAATTGCTCTCTGAATGTTCACTTGTTTGGTGGTTGTGTCCTTGCATAGCTGATGCCTTAGCTTTTAAAAATAAACCCCTTGCAATGTTTACAGGACTAAATACACCACCAGCAAATTCGTGTCCATGCAACACGTTCAAATGTCCTAATTTTATAATTCTTTTTTCACCAATTATTGTAACATTTTTGGCTCTTTTTTTAATTATTTCTTCAAGTTGAAACTCCTCCACATCAGCTATTTCTCCTGCTTTTTGCCAAAGGAAATGATTATATCTTTCTTCATGGTTTCCAATTTTTAAGTAAATTTTGCATTTATAGATATTGTTAAGTATATCCATAAATTCTTCAAATGCTTTTAATTCCTCTGCAAAATTTCTTTTCTTAGGGTCTTTGCAATATCTACTTAATCCAAAAAAATCTAGGACATCACCATTAAGTAAAATAGCATCTATTTTCATTTTCTTTGTATAATCAAATACAGCAGTTAATGCACTAATGGAATGATAAGGTATGTGAATATCAGAAAGTACTAATACTTTACTAGCTTTAATAACAAATTGAGTAAAACTTGTTTCATCGGACGCAGGAAGTTTATATGGATTCATTGGTTTTGGTGGAGTTTTATTTTCAGCATCTATTTTTACAACTCGCTTACCAATATTACCTGTTATTCCTCTAATTATGCTTCTAGTGGCTTCTACACTCTCAAACATTAACGGATTATCTTTGACTATAATCCTCGCCAATTTAGCGTTTGGAAAATTTGGAAATTTCTTTAAATAAGTTCTACATATATCTGTTTTTGTCATTTTTTTGACTATTGGTTTCGCAAATATAAACATTATTTATTAAAAACAAAATAGGGAGTATAAATACTCCCCAAACCAAAACAATAAAAATGAACGTGTAAATATAATAATTAATATTTATATTTGCTTTGTGAAAATTATAAAAATAAAATATTTCAAAACTGGGATGCTTAACAAAGTAGATTCAGTTGAATTATTTAACGGAATAAGCACTATCTATGACTCATACGATAGGATTTATTTGAATTTGAATAATAGTCAATGCAGTATTGAATTTATAAAGTACTTGTATCACTACTTATGGAGCGAATATGGGATAGATGAGGTTATGAATAAGATAATAGTAGAAGATAGCAAAGTAATGAGTAAAATAGAAGTAATCGGTAGTATTTACGCTTAAATTATATAAAATGAAAACATATAAAATTTACTTTGAAATTTTTGGCAAAAAGATGAAGTACGAAGTAGAAGCTGAAAGCAAAAATGACGCTATCAATAAATTGAAAAACAATATAAACATTATCAAAATAGATGAGGGAATAAATGGGGGAATAAATGAGGGAATAAATGATGATGATGTACTTGAGAATTTAAAGAATATGTTTGGAATGAAGTAAAATATGAAAAAAAGAACTAAAAAAGAAATTGAAAAGGATATTGCAACCTATAAGCAATTAATAGCAATGTTTGAAGAAAAGAATGACTATGAAGCTATGGAGCGTTCTAAATTAAACTTAGAAAAATGCCTACTAGAATTGAAAAATATTAAAAATTAGTAACAAATATGTGCTAAATTTGTTACAAAATAAAATCAAATGGAAATATCTAAATATATATCATACAACGAAGCAACTAAAAGCCAAACGGCAATAAGACACGGGATTAAAAACGAGCCTAATGATGAGCAGTTACAAAATATGAAAATAGTTGGTACTAAATGTTTCGACCCAATTAGAGAATTTTATGGCAAACCATTAAGAGTTAGTAGTTTTTTTAGGTCTTTAGAATTAAATAGAAAAGTAGGTGGTGCTAAAAATTCGCAACATTTGAAAGGTCAAGCTATTGATATTGATGCTGGAAGTAAGATTGAAAATAAAAAATTATTTGATTTTGCTAAGGATAATTTAGAATTTGACCAACTAATTTTTGAATATGGGGATAATAGTGGTCCTGAATGGGTACATATAAGTTATAATCATGGCAAAAACAGAAAGCAAGTATTAAGGATAAAATAATCTATATATTAATATTTAATTTATTATATTTGTGGTCGTAATCAAGTAAAATAAAATGAATATTTTTAAACAAATTACTGGATATAAGGGATTATATTCAGCATGTTCAAATGGAGATATTATTAGTTTACCTAAAAAAACAAGAAAAGGCACTAGGATATTAAAACCTATAAAAGTAACTTTTGGTTATTATGCTGTTGATTTAGTAAAAGATAAAAAAGTTAAACGATTTTTAGTGCATAGATTGATTGCTAATACATTTATAGATAATAAATCATCAAAGCCACAAGTAAACCATATTAACGGATTAAAGAGTGATAATAGACTTGAAAATTTAGAATGGAATACTCAAAGTGAAAATCAAAAACATGCTATAAAAATAGGACTTAGGTCAGCAAAAGGAGAAAAAAATAGTCAATCTAAATTAACGAATAACAAAGTGTTGGAAATATTTAAAGATAATTCAAAATATAGTATAATTGCTAAAAAATATAATATATCTATTCCTACTATATCAGATATAAAAAGAGGTTATAGCTGGTGTAGTGTTACTGGAATGGAAAGCAAAAAAATATAAATTAGTAAAACTGAAAAGATATTTATTACTATATCTTAACCTAGCTTAATAGTATCTATACACTTATCACACATTTGTACAAATTCAGTATTGGATGTATTGCACTTGCATTTTTTGTATGTTAAATTGTATTTTTTAAAAATTAATTCAGCTTGTTTTATTGACACTTTGATGTTTAAATATATACTAGTATTACACAGACCAAACTCCCAATGCTCGAAATCCCAATCGGTTCTAGCTTCTCTGTATATTATTGTTATATGTTTAAATTTTTCTTTTGAAAACATATCTAAAAATTCTTTAAATCCTATATCTGATGGACTTCTGTTGTAGTGTTTTTTGGGGTCGAATATATCTATATGATGACTATAAGAATTTAAGATAGCATCACTATATATCTTTTTTACATCTTCTTTTTTAATATTATTTATTTGCATATTTTATTTTTGATGTTTTTCGCAGAATTTAATAGCCTTTGCAAAACTTTCGGCAGTTAGTTTTTTATTGTCTTTTCCTGCATATAAGTAAAAAGCTATTTTTGTGATGATGTAATTATATAGTTGTTTCATTTTATTTTTTAGAAATTTGTTGATTATTACTTACTATATTTACCTTTATGTAGATATTAAGCATCATTGTAGAATTTATAACCTATCTATGAGTATTTTATCCTACAATTCGCAATTCGCGAATCACGAATTTACTTTTTAAAAAATTCATGCAATACTTTAACATCTCCCAAATTTTCCAGCTTATGAGCTTCTAAATTTAACTTATGCAAATTTATAACTTGATTGCTCAATCTACAAATTTCTTTTGATTTTAACACCTCTGTATCTAAATTCTTTTCAGATTCAATTTTCTTTATTTGCCCTAATAAGGCTTTATTTAGTTCGTTTAACATATCTACTTAGTTTTATAATATTTCTTTGAATTTCGATAAGTTCTGGAGTTATTTCAGAGCGTTTGTATCCTTTTCTATTCACTAGCACTTCCTTAATGTAAACATCATGTAATTCTTTTTGATATTTTGCTCTAAAATGAACTTTACTTGCATATACCAAGTCTGGATTTTTAGCTCTCCATTCCCTTTGCTTTGCTTTTATTCGTTCTTTATTTGCTTGATAGTATAGTTGCCTCTTGTTCATTACTTATTTCTTTTATTAAAGACAAAATTATATCACACGTACCTTTTTCAATTTTACTAGATTTTATTAATTCAGGGTCTACTGAAAATAATTGCTTATGTCTAATTTGATTTATTTTTTCAACAAGCAAATGTATGTTAAAAGGTGGTTTTGGTGGCGTTAATTCTGTTACATTTATTGCCTTATTAGACGAGTTCATGTATTCAACAAGTCTCTCTTCTACTAATGCAACCTTATCATAAAAAGCATCTTCAACATCAATTATATTTTGAATTGCATTTTTGCTATGAATAACTGTTGAATGGTCTCGACCTCCAAACATTCTACCTATTTGCTCTAAAGTTCCAGCTCTATATTTGTCTAGCAAATACATACAAGTTTGTCTAGCTAATACCCTAGCTCTTTTCCTAGATGGACTAAATATTTCTTCTCTATCTTGTATGCCAAATACTGAACAAGATTCATTGATTAAATAATCAATAGTGCTTGTTTTTTCTAGTATTTCTGGGGTTACTTTACCATTAAATATATTGTGAATATCATAATTAGCATCTGTAATTGTGTATTGTATTTCGTTTCTAGTTCCTCTTATAACATCAGCTAAGATATTGTTTATTTTGCTTTGATATTGCATAGTTTGTTTGTTTTAGTTTGTACCCTAAAGGGTGTTAATTATATGATTTAGTACGATTTTATACCCTATCGGTTATTTTTTAAAATATTTGATAATTTCTTTTTTTTCATTTCCTATAAGTTTATTATAGGTTTTTAAAGCATCTTTTCTTTTCATTAACTGATGTTGTACGTATGAATAAGCTCTACCATGCTTATTTTTAGCCTTTACTTCTGTAGTATGTAAATCTATACCATACTTATTAATTAAGTCACTTATTCTTGAACGGAATCCCCACATATAAGGCAAATCTGCATTGCTTATAGCTTTCTTTGTGAGCAGTTCATAAAGCACCTCTGTTAGTGCAGTTGTTGGTTTTGATAGTTTCATTTTTATTTATTTTAAAATGGTAAATTAATAATTTCAATTTTTTCTAATTTCTTAGTTTTATTTATTTTTTTAAAAGAATACCTTTTTTTACTTCCATTTTCTCTATAGTAAATTGAGCCTTGATGCACTTCTTTAATTAATCTTTTGCAATTTGTTAAATCATAGTATTCATAATTTTCAGTTACTCCTACTAATCCATCATAAGCTATCCACTTTGTATAAATTGTCATATTATTATTATCAATTATATGCAAATATATAAATATTGTTTTATAAAACCATAGAAATTTTGTATAAATTTGCATTGATAATTAATGTTTTATTGTACAATTAATTTCTACAATATACTAGTTTTAGGCAATTAAAGGCTTTTTAAATACTCATTTATCCAATCCCTATCTACACTATTTTCTGAGTTATCTTCCAACCAATCGAGAAAAGCCTTTAACTGTTCGGCTGAAGCCCCTACAACACTAAATAAAAGCAATAGCTGGCTTTGTGCTTCACCAATGCTTTGTTCTCCGTTTTGAACGGCTTGCAATAAATCATAAATTTGTTTTTCCATATCGCTACTGCTTTTATTATTTTAAAGTTAGCAGAAATCAATTGAACCGACAAGGATAAGCCGTAATTGTTCCGCATAAATAACCAGTTCGCCACCATATAGCAACGTGTCCGCATCTACATTCAACTCGTTCTTTTTCGGTATTTAGAATGAATTGTTTGTGAGTGCCAGCTTTGACTTCTGCTAACAGCACATTGCCAATATTGGCGGTTTCTCGGTTATTTGAAGTTTCGTGTTTCATATAAAGTGTATTTTTAAGTTGAAAGTTTAGTGTTCCAAATCGCCAACATCGGCAATCTGCAAACCGTTATTTAGTTTTTAAAAAAGTTTCTAGTTTATTAATATTTTCATCTGTGCAAAAAGTTAATTCCATAAAATGAACCTTTGAGTGGTAAGTTAATTCAATTACATCATATTTTAATTCTTTTGTCAAATCTAATGATTTTTTTATTTCATTATATAAATCCTTTAAATTATTATGTTGTGCGAAATTTGAGCGTTTGTGTAGTTCTTTTTTGTATTTTTCAGCTCCTTCCGTTTCATATTGTTTCCATCTATCTAATTTTATTGCTGATTTTTGTTCGAGAAAATCATACCATACGTTCAAATCTGCATCTGTATAATTCTTTGATTTTAACTTGCTTATCATTGCATCAATTACTATTTCATCTTTGCCACTTTCTGTATGTTGTTCTATTGCTTCTAATACTGGCAATGGGTTTTTAAGTAAATATTGTTTTCTATAATAACTATTTTCGTTTTTACTATAAGCGTGTTCAAATTGCTTAAACGTGATTAAATTAATCCCAAAGTAATCCCCAAACACTTTAGACAGTCCTAAATCAATAAAATAAAATATCTCATTCAAATTCCAGATTTCATTTTCTTGACCTTTGTTTGTAATTCTTATGTGTCTTTTCCAGTTCGTTTCAACCTCTCTACAAAATAGATTTATTAAAAGTGCTGCGTCCTCACTATTTGAATTTTGCCCTGCACTTGCATAGCATCTTAAAATAAATTCTTTGATTTCTTTAATTTGATATTTCATATTATTTAATTAATTCTGGATTTTCAAATATGTTTCCAATTATTTCTAAGTCTTTTTTAGAATCATTTATAGTATGGCATAACGAAAAACTTTGTTTATCATATTCGGTAAGCATATAAAAACAAGCGTCCATATCACTATATTTGATTTGCGCTACTCTATTGAAATATTTAATAATATCGCCCTCATAAATTTCCTTTCCGTTTATATCAATAAGTCCTGTGAATTGCATAAATATTGCATCTTTACAGATATTTTTAAAAAAATACCATAACTGGTCAATATTATCAGTCATAATTGTTTGGCTTTGATAAATCATTTTTTCACCATCAAAAGCTCTAAATTTAATTACTCTATTCATTTTGTTTATTTTATTTGATTATTTTGGTTAATTCCTAATTTTATGTCTAGTTCGTCTGAAACTGATTTGAGCTTACTTATTTTACTTTCAGCATTAGTATCATTTTTTAATTCATAAAAATCCTGCCATCCACCAACTATTGACTGCTCAATTATTTTTATAGCCTTATATTCATTTCCACCAGATAATTCATTAAGTTTCTTTTTTAATAATTGAATAGCTTTATCAGTAGCAGGTTTTTTTATCTTAACTCTCATTTTTAAAAATTCATCAAAAAGTAATTCAATTTCATTTTTTTCAATTTTTGCAATTTCTTTTACTTTTTTTTCTTCTTTTACCATTACTTTATATTCTTCTTTTACTTCTTCTTCTTCTTGCAGGGTATTTGATACCCTATTGATAGGGTATAAATAGTCTTTCTTGTAATTTTCTAAAATTCCATTATTTTCTAATAATCCAATAATTTTTTTATGAATTGGACTTTTTTCACTCAAAATATTTCCATACTGAAATTCAACAAATCCAATACAATAAATTTTACCATTATCTAATTTTCTAAATTGATTTCCTTTATCTATTGTTAATATGTCTTTTTCAGTTATTTTTTCACCTATATAAGCAGATGCAATAACAAAATTAGGCGACCAAACACCGCATAAATCAGCTTTATCTCGAATAAATTTGACTATACATTTTTGCTTTAAAGATAAGGTCATAAACCATTCTTTATCCCATAATTCAGTATCTGTAAATCTTTTAGCCATTTAGTGGATTTTTTAAAGAAAAAAAGCACCCTCTGGATAATCCACTAACCCACATACGGAGGCATGTGTTTTCAGGTGCTATATTTTTAATAAAATTGTACATTGATTTGTGGATTTACTGCAAAAGTAATAAATAATATTTGATTTTGCAAATTAAAATAAGGTTAATTATAATCCTTTTTCTATTTCCCAACTTTTAGAAAAGTCTTGGTTTAAAAATAAAGAAGCTAATCCAGTAATTTGCTTTAGTCTTAAAAGTTCATCTGAACTCATGCCTATATGTTTACATATCCAAGCATCTCCCTTACCTATCTCAACAAGTTCTGCAACTATGCTACTCATTAATTCTATATTGTGTGAACCCCTTGCTCTATTATGTCTGATTGTTGAAGCCATCCTATCTCCTATTTCTTTATCAATAACTACAATAGGCAAAGTTCCATTTTCTCTTTCATTTACCCTTTTACTTTCCTTACATATTCTATATCTATGGAAACCATCAACAACAATATACATATCTTCATCTTTATCATAATAACATACGACTGGTTGAGTATATCCATCTTCCCATATAGATGTTTCAAGTAATTGCATTTCAGGTGGAGCAACTGAGTTAGGGTTATAACTATTTGCTTTAATTTTACTTAACGGTATTCTAAGTACATTGTAAACTGGACTAATAAATTCTTTCATAATTTTAATTTTAGTTGATTTGATTTAAATATTTTACCTTTATCTGTTAATTCTATTCTTTTTAATTCATAGTATATAGCAGACTTTTTATTTTTTTTAATTTGTATTTCATTGTTTAAAATTAATATACATAATTCCTTATAGCTTGGTGCTAATCCTAATTGTTGTATTCTTAATGGTACTTCATCAGGAATTTCTTTATATCCATATTTCTTCCATTTTTGAATATAATTTTCTATATCTTGCTTCATATTCTTTTATTATTATAATTGCTGTTTTATTTGCTTTATTTTGTGTTTCAATATCTAAAATTTTCCAAACATCTTTAGTTATAATTTCTGGCACTTTATATGCATAACAACACGATGCTTGACCAATAAAAGCGGTTTTATTAATATGTGAATTATTTAAAAAAACATTACATACTATATGCCAATTAGTAATTAAACTTATTCCAAATTCATGAAAAATTGATTGATTAGTTAAAACATTTTTAGCACAATTAAATAAGTAATCATAGTTTTCAATTTCAGAATATGTTTTATACATTCCATTTTTATATGTTTCCCAATAATAAAAAGTTTTTTTAGTAGCTTCCATCTTCTTTATGTGTTTCATTCCCTTTTACTGGCGGATTAAATATTGATATTAATACAACATCTGTTATAGCTTCAAAAGTATGATTATCATGACTATCTAAAGAATATATTACATCTGGAGTTATTTCATATGATTTTCCATCATCTAAAGATGTCAAAATACCTTTGCCAGAAATACAATAACAACTTTCTAAATGATTTTTATAATGCCAATGTCCTATAGTTCCTTTTCTAATCATTGTTTTATGTACGCTAAATCCCATACCATCACTTTTTACAACTGGTCTTATTGACCATCCTTCTTTAAATTTAACATCTCTGTTAGTATTTGCTAAATCATTTACGTTTACTACTTTCATATTTTACTATATTTATGTTTTATTTGTTTAAGTCTTTCTAATTTTTCTTTTGTAGGTGCTAATCCCATATACTTGCAAGTGTGGTCATTTTTAAGAATAGTAATAGCAAATCTTTTCCAACTAGCTACATCACTATGATTACCACTTAATCCATCTACATGGTCTGGGAATGATTTTATTATAACTCTATCAAGTTCTTTTGAACCATGAACAGTTTTGCCATTTAAACGATAATTAATTCCAATTTTACTCAAATCTTTTATTACTTGGGGTTTCAATCCACGACCTATTCTACCCCAATACTTAAATGATTGAATAAATCGCATTTTAAAATTTTTTGATGTTTCTTCTGGCAATGTATTTAATAGAAACTTAACAAAGCTTTTCCATGTGTGTCCTTCTGGTAATTTAAAAGACTTATAATCTAATTGTTTTCCATAAGTAGCAACAAAATTTGCTCCCATTACTCTAGCACATAGCCTTTGCCATACGTTTGGGTCTATAACTCTATATAGATTTAATGATGACTTACTTTCACTCATAAATGGACTTGCTACTCTCATTTGAGCAATGTTAAGACCTGCCATATAAAACACATCATATAATTCATTATATAACCAATTAAACTTTGCATTTGCAACCCATATATCTTTTGTTTTCCAATCATATATAGGATAGCAATTAAATACATTTGTTGTGTTTTTTTTAGTCCAAATATTGCCTTTTAATGTTTCTTTATTATCATTAGCTATTGCCCTGAACCTATTTAAACTTTCATCTGCTCTAATACCTATTAAATTAGCTGTTAATTTACCATCAGCATACCATTCAGCAAATCCATCCCAAAAATGGTCATATTGCATATTTTCTTTAAAAAAGTTAAATTTATGATTATCTATATTTACAATATAATCTTCTTTTGGCATTGGTCTTATCCACCTTTTTTGGTCATTAACTCCCCAACACTGCCAATCTGTTTCATAAGAAGAGACTGTACAAGGAAGTGTAATTGGTAAACAACACCAATAAATATCTAATATATCTAAATTTGCTTTTAAAATTTTATGCATAAAAGTTAATGAATATTCATAATTAGCTTCATTATCTAATATCTGTATGCCTATTTTTTTATTAATATTGTTTTTACGAACATAATCAATAACTAGATTTAGCAAAACTCCACTATCTTTACCGCCTGAAAAAGAAATATATACTTTTTCAAAATTTAAAAAAATAAAGTTTAATCTTTCAGTAGATGCATCATATACGTTTTTATCTAAATATCTTTTCATATAATTTAATTATTGTTTAATTTATTTTTTTTAGCTTCTAAAACTCTACCTAATAGCTCATAATCAATATGAGGTAATCTAACACAATCTGAATTGCTAAGATTATAAGGTTTTAAAGGTTCAAATGAGCCTTTAAATATTCCTGTGCTACTTATATTTCTAACTCCAATATTTGAAGTAGTGGGATAATATTCTAGTGTGTAGTATGTTAGCATATTAATTTAATATCTTAAACAATGATGTAATATTATTAGCAGTTGTTTTATAAATGCCATTATTAGCAGTTACTGAAACAATACATTGCTCTCCATTTTTATAACCCATATTATAAATTATATTATATCCTTTTTTTTCTAATTTTTGTGCAGTTTTCATAATTTTTGTTTTAATTATTAATTAAATGTACTATGAGAACCTCTTTTATCGGCTTCTCTTTCTAATTCAAATTTATATTTATCTTCGGCACTCATATTATGCCATGATGGTAATGTTGTGTCGAAATTAGCACGATTTTGTTTATAATTCTCATTTCTATTATTGATATACTCTTGACTAACAACACCATCACTTGTAAATCTAGGCACGTATGCTTTTTTTGTTTTTTTATTGTAATTTTTCATTTTTTTTGTTTTAAATTATATGCAAATATACAACCTTTTTACGAAAATAAAAATTTATTTTTACAAATATGCAAAATAAAGTGTAAGTTATTGATAATCAAGGTAATAAAATTTAGTTTAAATAAATCATATAATTTAATTTGTAAAATGATAAAAAAGTACTATTTTTGCATTATGCAATATCATTTAGAGGTCTTACAAATTATAAATACTAGAAAAACTGCATTTTGTAGAGTGTATGCAATCTATGATAACAAGATAAGACAATTTATAAATTGCCCTGTAAATTACTTTCATACTGGTAAAAATCTAGTGTTTGAGAATAACGATATAGGTGCTTCACTTGTAATAGATGGTAGCTTATTGACTATTAAAGGTATGGCAATAGATGACATAAAATTAGAATTAATAGGTTGCAGGAGTGGTAAATATGAAAATGAATCACATAATACAAGTTGCATTATCAATTCAAATTTACCAGACCACCTACTAAACATAATAAAAATAGACAATATTAAATTAAAAGAACGATTAAACAATTAAACAATGGCAAACGAAAAAGTATATGGCAAAGGATTTTATGGTAAACTTCCAAGACAAGGCGCACCTGATTACGTATTAGGCACTCTAAATATAAAAGTTGAGGATGCTATCACATTTTTAAAAGAAAATGCAAATAGTAGTGGTTATGTGAACTTTGATATATTAAAGCAAAAGAAAGATGAAAACGCTTTGAGCTTTGTTTTGAATACATTTGAGCCAAAAAGTAATGGTAGCAACTGAACTGCCAAAGCACCAGCTGAACCAACTAAAAGTGAAATAGAGGATGGATTGCCATTTTAAACAAATAAACTAAAAACAAACAAAATGCAAACAACAAAATTTAAAGTAGGTGATGAAGTGTGGGATAGTGTTAATTGTAATAGATTAAAAAGTACTATATTTGATTATGGCTCAAAATAGATTAAGTGATGGCAAAAATAAAATTTAAAGATATAAAACCTGATAGCAGGAATACAAACAAGCACACCGAGTATGGTATGCACACACTAGATAATTCACTAGAACAAGTAGGAATTATTGAAAGTGTAACTATAAGCAATGATAATGTAATTATAAGCGGAAATGCTAGGCACGAGAAAATAGGGCAAAAATTCACAAATGATGCTATAATAGTAGAAACAGATGGAACTACTCCAGTAGTAATAAAAAGAACGGATATTGAAAGTGGTACAAAAGAATTTCATAAGGCTTCGATACTTGCAAACACAGTAGCGCAAAAGAACCAAAATATTGATGTGGAGCTTGTAGAGATAATTGCTAATGAATTTGAATTTGAGGTTGAAGAGGTTTTTGTAGATGTAAAAAATCAAGAATCAAAAATAGATTATTCAATACTAGATGATGATGATGTACAAGACCAATTAAACGATATGACAAATGGTGTAAAGAAAGCCATACAAATAGAGTTTGAATCAGAACACTATGAAGAAGCTTATCAACTTGTGAAATTTTGGAGAGAACAAAAATTGTATGTAGGTGGGTTCTTAATGGAAAAGCTAAAAGCAGAAAAAGAAAAATTATGATTAATCATGAATTTAATATATATTGTGCTTGTATATCTACAAATAGACCAGAGAATATAAAAAAAATAGAAGATAATACTGGTTTAAAATTTACTTTTTATACAAAAAAAAATGAAAAACAAACATATTTGAATTATGGTGCTACTAATGTTGTAGAAGTTGATGGTAATATTTGTAAAGCAAGAAATAAAGCTATATTAGATTCAAAAAATTTAATTTGCTTACAAATATCTGATGATTATCAATATTGCAATTTAATTCATGGTGAAAAAGGTAATTATTTAAGAACAAAAATAACTTTTAAGAAAGCACTAGCATTTATGTTAAATAATTTTATTAAAATAGATAAATGTAATTTAGCTGGTGTTTCAATTACAGATAGTATATTGCATTATACTGGTAAACCAATATCATTGAATCAATTAGTAGTTAATGATTGTATATTAATTAGAAATAAAATAGAATATGATGAGTTTGCAGATTTAAAAGAAGATTATGATATGTATGTAACTCAAATTAAAAGTGGATATACAATAATGAGGTTTGATTGTTTACAAATGAAATTCCCACACAGAAATAATAAAGGAGGTGCAAATGATTATAGAACTATAGAAAAAGAAAAAATATGCAATTCGTATGTAATAAGTAAACACAATGGCATACTAGAACCACATAGCAAAAGATTAAATCAAATACAAATTAATAAGAAAAAATTATATGAAAATAATTGATTTAACACCAATAGAACATAATCGTAAAATTGGCGAAGCCTGTGAGTATATCGAGCCAAACATTACAGAAGATTGTATATTTTATGCAGATGGCGAACCAATAGGCTTTTATATGAAGCAAATGCCAGAAAAAATGTGCAAATTAGCTGATTTAGCCAATTCTGAATTAAGGACTAAAAATGTACCTAAAACAGAAATGAAAAGAGCACCTACAGATGGTATTGATGAAAAAACAGGAAAGTATAAATATAAAAATGTAGTATTGCAATATTCTACAATAATCGGTTCTGTACCTCCAAAGCCACATATGAGAAGAAACTATGCAACTTTATCAAGTGTTCACGGAGTAAAAACAGCACAAACATTTATAAAAGCTATGCTATTATTAGCAAAAGAAAGTGAGCAATTAATAAAAGAATTATTGCCAAAACAATATGAGCAGCAAGTTGAATTATTTAAACAAGTGCCAGAAAAATGGAAGTTTGGAAATCTGTTTACAAGTTCTATTTCAAATTATAATATTTCAGCACCATTCCACCGTGACGCTGGCAATATAGTTGGAGCAGTAAACGTAATTATTTGTAAAAAATTCAATTCAAAAGGTGGAGATTTGCACGTTCCAGATTACGGAGCTACTATTGGTCAGCAAGACAATTCAATATTAGTTTATCCAGCGTGGCGAAATGTTCATGGCGTAACACCAATTATACCAACTCACGAAGGTGGCTATAGAAATTCACTTGTTTTTTATCCATTAAAGGCATTTGTAGGATTAAAAGACTAAATTATGATACCAAACAAAAAACATCAAATATTTGCAGATGAGTATATACTCACAAATGATGCTATAAAAAGCTATCAAAATGATATAGATATAATAATTTCAAACATACAAAAATCTAATGCAAATTTTGATAAATCTATACCACAAAGAGGTTATTATATTTATGGCATATTTAAAAATAATAAAATATGGTATATAGGTAAAGGTAAAAAAAATAGAGTATTAACACATTTTTATAAAAGTTCAAATAATAGCATAAATAATGAATTAGCTCAAAATGAAAATATAATAACTTATTCAATTCTTTATACTACCAATAATGAATTACAAGCATATAAAATTGAAAAGGAATTAATAATTAGATGCAATAGTTTGAATTTTAAATTATGCAATGTTATTTATAATAAAGGAGTTAGTGAATATCCAATTTATAAGTTAATTAATATGTTTAAAAATTTTCCTAAAGTAGGGAATATACATTCAGTTAATATTTTAGGAATAACAGAACGTGTTAATATGGTTCTTAATGTAATTAGAAAATTCGCAGTAAATCCTATAATGATAAATGGAATTGATATTACAAAAATTGAAGCTAAAAGAATAATATGTGAAAATTATGAAACTTATAAGTTTAAATATATTGTATCATAAAAACCATGTAAAAACGATATAAAATGCCAAAAGGAGAGAATTTAAAAGGTAAGGGGGGTAAGTTATTCAGTAGCACAAATCAACCACCAAATGAAGCTAAAAGAGTTCCTAAAAGAATAACTAGGTTTAAAGATGCTTTAAATCACTTTGGAGAAGTGGTCAAAAGTAATGTTGGAGGTACTGAATTAACACTAGAAAGCAATATCGCTTATGTATTAATGGATAAGGCAAATAAAGGCGACTTACAAGCAATAAAACTACTAATTGATGTATTCGGGTGGAATGCTTCTACAAAACAAGATATCACAATATTAAAAGGTGCAGATGATTTATTCATTGAGGAATAATGCAAAAATTCAAGATAAAAAGAGAATGGTATAGTTTACACTTCAAATCTTTTTTAGCTTCTAAAAATAGGTATCAAATATTGTGGGGCGGTCGAGGTGGTGGTAAAACACATAACATTATACTTAAACTAATATCAATATCATTTCTACAGGAGTATAATCATATAGTATATGTCAATAAGGTATTTGGTGACATTCGTAAAAATCAATTCAAAGATATAATTAAGGTATTAAAAGCACTTGGATTGACTAAGTACTTTAGTATTAATAAAACCAATTACGGATTTAAAAACTTAATTACAGGCACAGAGTTTACAGCACTCGGAATGGATAATGCAGAAAATACAAAAGGACTTTCAGACCCTACTATTATATGGTGGGATGAGATAAACAAAGGTAGTCAAGATGATTTTACTACATTAAATGCACTACTTAGAACTCCATTAAATAAGAATCATCAATTTATAATTAGCTTTAATCCAGTTGATGTCAATAGCTGGTTAAGGACTTATTTCTTTGATGAAAATAATGATAGTAAAATAAAAGTTGATTTCTTAGATTCTTATGTTAATCATTCTACATTTGCCAATAACGAATTTATAGATAGAGAAAAATATGAAGAAACATTAAGGCTCAATTATTCACATAATCAAAATTTACTCGATGTCAATTTATATGGTAAATGGGGTAAAGCCGAAGTAGACAAACCATTTATCCCTACATTCAGAAAAGAAAAACACGTACAAGATTGTGAATATAATAATGGAACTATTTACCTTAGCTTTGACTTTAACGTCAATCCTATGACTTGTATAGCAGGGCAATTACAAGGCAATAAGATTGTAGTAATTGAAGAATTTGTATTAAGAGATAGTGATATTTACGAACTATGCGACCATATAAGAATGAAATTGCCAAAATCTAATAATATAATGGTAACAGGTGATGCCACAGGCAAAAATAGACAAGCAATTAGTAAGGGTGGAATAACTTATTATCAAGTAATTGCAGACAAATTAAAGCTATCTGGCTATCAATTTGTAATACCTAGTGTCAATCATTCTAATTTGAATAGCAGGGAGTTAATTAGCAGGGCGTTCCATACTGATTTGTGTTATATCAATCCGAATTGTAAACTTATGATAAATGACTTGACTTATTGCGAGGTTGGTAGTGATGGCAAGTTATTAAAGAAAACTACAGGCACAGGCTCTGAATTATCACACTTAATGGATTGCTTGAAGTATCTTTTAATCAATAATTTTAAAGATAAGTTAGATTTTAATTAATAGACTTTAAAATTTGCATAAATCAAATAATTTACTATATTTAAAAGTATGGCAAATGAGAATGTAGTATTAAAAGTTTTATTTGATACATCGGAAGCAGTATCAAGTGCAAAGAATCTTGATAAGGTTATGCAGACCACTAGCAAGGCTACTGATGACCTTAACGTATCACTTAACACAACACAAAAAGAACTATCTGAATTTGATAAGAATGTTAAAGGTGGAGCGGATGGTTTAAAAAACTTAGCACAGGCTAAAAAACAATTTAATGATATATCTATTGCATCAAGTACAAAGGAGGTAAAAGAATTAGCAAATGAGCTTCAAAACGTCTTAATGAAAGATAAGGAGTTTATGAAAGTAGCAGGTGAGGTGGCAGAAGCAGTTGAAAAGGGTGCAATAAGTAATGCACAGGCTTTTGAAATCTTAGAAGATGCAATTAATAAAGGAGTTAATAGTGTTAAGGAGTTAAGTAATCGTACTGAAGACATGACTAAAAAAACCATGTCATTCAAACAAGAAATGCGACAGCTTACCGAATTAATTAATAGTGGTAAGTTAAAAGGTGATGAGCTAGTTATAGCAAAACAAAGACTTGCTGATATGAAAGACAAAGCAAGTGATTTATCTGTACAAACAAAAATATTAGGTAGTGATACCAGAGCATTAGATACTGCAATGCAAGGCTTATCTTTGGGTGTTGGGATATTTGCATCATTACGAGGGGCATCTGCTTTATTTGGTGGAGAAAATGAAAAGGTACAACAAGCATTATTAAAAGTTAATGGTGCAATGGCAGTACTTCAAGGATTGCAACAAATACAAAATACTTTAGATAAGGAAAGTGGATTTGTAATAAGTGCTAAAACTTATGCTTTACAGGCTTATGGAGTTGCAAGTACAGTAGTAGCTAATATATCGAGAATTACAGGTTTAACTATTGCTCAAAGTTGGGCGGTTGCAACATTAGGATTAAGCGTATTGGTTGCAGGAATTATATATTTAGCTTTTAATTACGAAGAACTTGGCAAATCTGTTAGTAAATATTTAGGACTTTCAAGAGAATTAACCGAACAAGAAAAACAACAAGAAAGAATAACGTCAAGTTTAAATAAAATTAGAGAAGAATCGGTTGAAAATTCTAGTAAAGAATTAGCTAATGTTATACGTTTGGGGATTGCAATAAACGACCAAAATTTATCTTATGAAGAAAGACTAAAAGCCGTTAGAGAATATAATAAATTAGCAGATGAAAGCAATAAAATAGATGAAAACCAAATTGATAATTCTAATTTAGTTACACAAGCTATTGAAAGACAAACTAATGCTATTATAAGAATGTATGCAATAAAAGCATCTGAATTAGAAATAGAAAAAATTATACAATCTACATTAAAAGATAGATTATTGTTAGCTAAGCAAGTTGGAGCAATAGAAGCTAAAAATGCAGACGATTACAATAAGATTATGCAAGAAAGAATGCAAAATCTTACAAAAGATGGTGGTAGTTTTATTAGGGATGCAGAAAATAGAGTAAAAAATGCAGATGCACAGATTAAGGCACTTATTGAAGCCTTTGGATTAGCAGATACTAAAATAGAAGGCAAAGGTGGTGGTGGCATCAAAACTAAAACAACAAAGGTACAAACCGACAAATTAGACGTAAAAGCAACTGCAATGCAAATCAATGCAGATGTAGTTGATGGAGTTGCTATTGAAGCTGAACTACAAGAAGCAATAAAAGGCTTCGACTTAATATTACCTTTGTCAGCAGATTTTAGTGTAGATGAAGCACTAAAAGCAACAGAAACAATTAAACAAGCATTTACACAAGCTACAAGTAATATAGGTGGTGACTTTAGCGGAGTATTTGGTAATCTAGGAAATATTACTGCATCTTTATTTGATGTAGATACTTTAATTAAAGGCATTAAAACACAAAAGAACATTATTAGCCTTGCGTATAGTGATTTAAACGCTTTTAAAAGCGAGTTTAATAGCAAAATGATACAAGCCAATGCTCAATTAGCTAAAGCGGAAAAAAGCGGAAATGAGGATAGGATTAAAGAAGCAAAAGCATCTGTTGAAGAACTTAAAAAAGAATATGAAACTGGATTAAATACACAAACTAAGAATATTAAAGACCAAGAAAGTAAGTTATTATCTTTAGAAGATGGATTAAAAAAAGCATCTGGACAAATAGCAAAATATGTTGGTGATATATTTTTAGGATTCACTCAAATAATATCGAACTCAATAGATAGGAATATTGCAAACCTAGATAAGCTAATTGAAAAACAAAAAGTAAATGTAGCAGAGGCTAAACAAATAGCAGATAAAGGCAACTCACAATTATACGATGCTGAATTAAAAAAAGAAGCTAAGTTAGAGGAATTAAGACGTGAACAAGCACGTAAAAAGAAAGCTATTGCAATAGCTGAAATACTTATTAATAATGCGGTTGGTATAGCTAATATATGGGCGCAATGGGGTTCTCAAGCTCCTGCTGGACCAATAATAGCTGGAGTACTAACTGGACTTTTAGCGGCGCTTACTGCGGTGCAAATTGGAGTAGTATCTAGCCAACAATTCAGAAAAGGTGGTAAAGTACCAACAGGGATGATGAAAGGTGCATCACATGAGCAAGGCGGTATTAAGTTTGGTGTGCAAGGTAGAAATGAGTTGTACGAAATGGAAGGAGATGAGTTTATTTTCAATCGTGAAACTTCATTAAAGAATCAAAAATGGTTTGATAAAATTAATAACGAAAAAATTGATTTGGATAATTTATTAGCTAGTGTAAGATTAGATTCAATGCAATTAAATCCGATATTATCCACTACATTTGTAAATCAAAACGGACAATTAGAAGATAGATTAAAACAAGTTGAAAAGGCTATAATTGATTTACCTAATAGGATGCCACAGGCTTCATTCAATGCAGATAGTAGAGGTTTAAGTTTTAGAATGAAACAAATAATTGACAAAGAAAACGCTTGGAAAAGATAAATGAAGTTACAATTAGCATATCAATCAGTACAACCAGTAACATCAAAGCCAGTTTATAACTTAGCTTCATTGCCAGTTACATGGTTTGATGTTCCAGAGCAGGATGTTGAAGGGCTTGAAGAGCTTACATTAAATTGTGAGCGTCAAGATGGCAATCAAGTAATGCGAAAAATGAGTGGCGATATTAAATTTTATAATGGAACTAAAGACTTACTACTTACTAATTTCTACGATAATAACGCTCAATATATGTGGGTTAGGTTTTATGATTGTGAATGCGGAGTATGGATATTCAAAGGACAAATTACAAGGGATAAAATAGAATGGTGTACAGATGAGTGTTATATATTAGCTAGAGCAACAGAATATGATGAGGTTACTGATGCTTATTTTAGTTTAAATAATGTTTTAGATTATGATGCTTATAAGGTAATTGGTGAAAAGTTTTTAAATTTTCCTATAAAATTAGGACTTCTAGCCACTAGATATAAATATCAAGAGGGTGCTAGAATAGGTGGTTTATTAAGTGCTACAATAGCCAACCAACCAAATTTTATATTTGCATCTGGAATATTAAATAGTACAAATTCATTAAATGGATGGACAGGAGATAATTACAATTACACTCCTGCTGGACATAGCTATCAAAGTAATTTAAACCCTTATTATCATGCTTATTTATTAAACAACGATGTATCAAAACCATTAAAGGAAGCTGAAATAGGAAATAAAATAAGGTTAGAACATAGATATGTAAAAACTACAAAGCAATTTTTAGAACAATTAAAACCTATTTTCAATGCAGATTATTTATTAAAAAGTGTAGGCGGTGTAGTTCAATTTATATTTGAAAGAAAAGATTATTTTTATTATAATTCTGTAATATGGAAAGATTGTACAGATTATCAATTATGTTTTGAAATAGATAATAGAAATATGTTTGCCTATGCAAATATGCAATGGCAAATGTTGTCAGCAGGTGAAGATGATTTAGATACTGCTACATTTAAAGAATTATACAATGATATTGTAGAATGGAATAATCCAATCAATCCAATTCAAAAAGATGAATATGGAGCTTATTGTTCTTTTGGTTGGATGCCTTTATATGGACATTCGGATTATACAACTAGTAATAATCTATATGATTGCTTAGCATTAAAAGGTAAAAGTGTAATAGCTCCACCAAGTATATGTATTGCAGGATATAATACTATTGATTTTAGTAATGAATTTAATCCAATAAATTTAGGGCAATATGATAGTAGTATATACGCTAGTGCAGTTCACAAAGCTAATAGTGCAATGTGGTTTAATGGCAATTATAGACAAGCAGTCACAGATGTAGGAAAAGATAATCTATGGGCAAATATATCAATATATAGCGGTAACGGATTATCAAACTATGAAGATTGTAATTTGTATGATAATTTTCACTTCATAGAAAATCCTAGAAATTTACCAAACCACAGAGGAATTTATGGTAAGTATCAAAGAAAATGGTTAAAATACTCACTAACTATTGATTTTAGTTGTGCAGAATATTTATCATATCAAAATGATAGTGCAATAATGATTAATGTATTTGGAACTCCAACAAAAGCAATAATAGAAAGTATAGAATTTAATTTTAAAGATAGAACAGCTAGAATAACAGGAATAATATAATGAAAAGAATAAGCATAGCATATACTGATGATATAAGCGGATTAACTTCAAGTACCGATTTAATTTGTGCAATAGGTGAGTTTAAGCAAATGGAAGCACAATATGGTTGTGATACTTGTTTAGATGATGTTATAGTCAAATATAATAGTGCATTTGCTTTAGATGTACCAATAGAACCTACAACAGATAATAGCTGGAAAATATCAACTAGTAATCTTACTACAGGAGTTGAATATCCTATGAGCTTAGAAGTTGATGGAAGTTCGCAAGATAGCAATTACTATCAAGGTAAAAATTATGAAGTCTATTTTACAAAAGATAGTTTAAATACTTTCACAATCAGACATAAATTTTATGTAACTGATGATACAAATACTTTCATAGGTCAAAATGGTGCTAATAGTTTTAGTAATTGGTTGCAAAATAAATCTACAAGTGCTAATAATAACAATCAAACAAGCGTATATGATAGTACTAAGTATTTTACTAAGTTTCTTAGTATTGACGGAATAAACACAAATGCAAATGAAAGGTATTTAGATTATGATATTGCCTATGCTAGATTTTACGAAAACGAATCAACTACATTTGTTACAGATGGTTGGACTTTAACTACACCTCAACAATTAATAATTAATACACCAGTTACAACTACTATAGAATTTGATAGTGGAGCTACAACTCCGAGTAGTGCAAAAATAATGTTAATAAACAAAAATGGTGAAAGTACAGGAAGTTTTAACGATTCGATAATTGAAGATTCACAGATTGCCACAATGTCAAATGTTGGAAGTAGTTACACATTAGAAGCTGATTTAACTGCATTAACTCCATCTACAAAAGATATATTAGCAATAGTTTATGATGATGCAGGTTCACTTGTTTATAGTGCAAAATTGAATGCACCAGAAGTAATATATGGATGTTATCCAACTATTAAACCTAGATATGGTGATTACAATAATCCTTATATAGGTGATTGTTTAGAATCTACAATGAGTGAAAGGGTTTTATATGGTTTCAGAGTAAGTAGAACAGATTTTAATAAGATAGATGTATTAACTCCAGATTGTTTTCCTTTAGGATATGAAAATTATGATAAAGTAGCAAGATTAAAATTAAGTATTCAAAGTACAGGTGTAGTAGTCCATGAATCAACAGCAGTTTATAGTTTAGGAGCTTGGACGGCAGTACCAGTTTTTGGCACAGGTTCAATGACTGTAAACACAACGACTTCATGGTATCAATTCTTATTTACAATGCGAAATGAATGGTTAGGTGAGTATATATTAGCAGAGTTTGAACTTGATATAATTTATTCAACTACTCATACTGAAACAATACAATGTAGTTCGTTAAATCATATATTAAATTATGATATGGCTTTAGCAGTTCCAAAAATTCATAGCATCGAATTAATTAATCCAGATACGGGCGATGTAATAACTTCAATAATTGACAATATAGTAACTTTAAATTCAACTTGTTTAGATTATTTTAAAGTAACAATATGTAAATTAGATACAGATGAGTTTAATATAATACCCGTGCTAAAACAAGGGGTGAATACATTTGAATATGACCCGTATAGTACTGCAGTTATGCCACAATTAACAAATAGTTATTTTGTAGGAGTTCCTGCTACATTTGCAGGTTCTGATTGTGCAGTGTTCTATCTGGATACAAGCGGACTAGATAAGACTTTATCATGGAGTTTAGAAGTAATAATTAAAAAAGTATAAGATGATAATATATACATATCCTTTATGTTTAGTAGGAACGGAAACAAGCAATGATTCAAGAACTGAAAGATTGCAATTAATCTTTGGTGATTGTGCCAGAGTATTAGGGTTTAATGAAGTAGATGAGTGTGGTGCTTGTTATTGCCAACCATTTATTGATGGTGATAAATTTATATTTCAAATACCATTAGAAAGCTATGATGTTGTTAAAAGTGTAGATTTATATACACTCGATGAAGTATTTATTGCAAACGTCCCATTATTTGATGCAACTTCATTACTAACAGAGTTTGGAGCTTTTACGAATTTAGAATTTGATATGAGTACATATAGCACTTTGGCAGGTGTAGATTGTTTCAAAGTACAAGTAACTTATAAAACTATAACTTATATGAGTGGTGGTTTTTGTAAAGTACAATGTGAAGAACCAACATTGTTATTTTGTAGTGATTACACTAAAAAAGATTGTAATGGAACTATATATAATTATTCAGTAATTCACAATACAAGTACATTACCTGCGGTTGTTTACTCTAATTGTATGAGATTAAAGGCAGTAATAGAACGTAAAGGAATAGCAGAAGAAAATACTTATGATGAAGTAAATACAAGTCTATCAACTAGAATAGTACACACTAAAAGCAAAACAATAGACCAATATGAATTGAGAATATGGGGTATTCCAGAGTGGCAAGTTGATAGAATTAAGGCAGTTTTAGCTGGTAAAAACTTGACTATTACAGCTCCAAATGGTAGAATTTATACACTACAAGTTAAGAGTGGATTTGAAAAGGGCAATGAAAAGGGTTCGCTTTGGTTTCCGATTGTTAAACTTGAAAAAAGTTGCGAGATTATTAATAAAAATTGTTAATCAAATTTATTTTAAATATTATTTGCATTTATAAAAATAAATATTATATTTAAAAGTATGGTACAATTAAAGCATAATATTACTGGTAAAGTTCACAACATGAACGAAAAGCAGTATAATAAAATGGTTAGTTTAGGACAAACATTCCCTAACTATACAAGGGTTGTAGATACTAAGAAATTAGTTACAGAATTGGAAGATGAGCTAAAAGAAAAATTAAATGGCGATTATGAAACGCCTGAAGATACTATAAACAAAACAGACGAGCCATTAATTAACACTAAAAAAAAGAAAAAAGATGATTTGTAATTCATTGTGCGCTCCAGATATGCCAACTCCATTTACTTCATGTAAAAATGAAACTAGAAGTGCAGGTATAAAAAGTTATGGATTTTTTCCATGTAACGAAAATATAGATTTAACAGATGTTGCAGACGTTACTACTGCTGTAGCAAATGGAATAATCCAAATGTTGCCTATAGGTATTGGTGCAAAACCAGTTCCATCAAGCGAGAATAAAAAATTAGCTTCATGTCTTCCGGATATGCCAATAGGCGTATGGACACATACTGCTACTTTTGAAAGTTCATTTGTAGATAAAACATTAAATACAGATTTTGAATACTACAATAAAATATTAAAAAATCCATTAGGCTATAGATGGTTTTATGTAGATTGTAATGGTTTGATATACTATAACAATCACTATACAACAGGGTCAACTACTATTCAAAGTGGTTTGCAAATGGTGGTAAGTGGTGGTTTAGATATTACAACAGATGCAATCAAAGAACTACAAACATATAAACTTGCTTTTACATTTGTATATGATGAGCCAGTAATAATTGGACGTTATGTAGCAGGTATGGATTCAGCATTATTTGACACAGTAGTATCTTAATATGCTAGTTGAGGAACTATTAAAATATACAAATTTAGAGATAGACCCACAATTGAGAAAGTTGTGGGTTTCTATCTATAATAGCATGATAGTTCACACTAGAGGTGAGCAACCAAAAGAACTACTAGAAATCAATAGACCAAACGAGCCAAAAGAAATAATCAAGTATCGAGTTGATACTTATTTTCCTATCACAAAAGACCCTATTTTAAAGGCTTTAAATTCAACTTATCACTTAATTAAACAAAGTGATTATAAGTTAATTTGTAGCGATAACATCAAAGAATATCTAAAAGAAAAGAAATTTGAAAGCGTTGTATCAATCAATAAATTAAATATTTATGATTTGATATTCAAGTCATTTTTGCAATTAAATACGGAAGACCCAAACGCTGTAATATTTGTTGAAGCGGTTAATCCATTTGATAAAAATGACATCCCTGATAACGTAGATAAAACAAGTGAAGTAGATATTGAAATCAAATATATACCAAGCAAAAATATTCGATACATAGATGAAAATATCTTAGTCTATAATTATAAAACAACTTATGTAGATGAAGTAGAATGTATAGTTTACAAAATAGTAAACGATACAGATATTTGGATATACCACCCTACAAAATTTAATGATAAAAATGAATTAATCTATGAGTTAAGACCATACTATAATCACAATTTTGGATTTATACCATTTAGAGTTTTAGGCGGTTTAGACACAATTAAAAGTGCAGAAGTAAAAGAAAAAAATAAAAAAGTAAATAAAGAATATAGATTATTTGATACTTACTTTACAGCATATAATTCATGGGCAAATAAGGCTATAATCGCATCAAGTGAAACAGATGCAGTTAAAGTTAGATATGGATTCCCAGTTACAGAAAGATTAGCAACAGTATGTAATACTTGTAAAGGTAGAAAAGAAATACCAGAGCCAAATTGTAATAATAACGATTGCAAAGACATAAGATGTCCTAATTGCAATGGCTTAGGGGTTGAGATAGCATTATCACCTTATAGTGAAATATTAAAATCACCACCAAATCCTATCAATGGGGAAGTTGCAACCGATATACCAACAATAAGATACTATTCACCACCAATGGATGCAATAGCTATCAATAAAGAATATTGGTATGAAATGATGGATAAAGCAGAACAATCAATATCTATTTATCAGTCATTTGATAATCAAAGTGGAGTAGCTAAAGAAATTGATAGAGAACAAAAACGTGATTTTATTTCTGTAATAGGTAATAATTTATTTAGCTTATTAGAGTTTTCAGTTAAATGTATTTCTAAGTATAAATTTGATGATACTCAAGTAAGAGTAATTGAGCCTATACGTTATGAAATACGAAATAAAGAAAGTGTAGTAAAAGAAATAACTGAATTAAATGCAGTAAATAAAAGCCTTGCAAAGCCATTATCACTGGAGTATGTAGAAATGGAGTATGATGGTAATGAAAAAAGAATATTAGAAATACTTATCGAGAATGATATTTACTATGATTATTCATTACAAGATTTATCTACACTACAGGCTATGCAAAGATTAGATAATAATGCTTTTGAATTTCACATGAACGGGTATAAGTGGTTAAGTGAATTACTAGAAGCTGAAAGTAATATGAGCAAAACAAATTCAGAACTTGTAACTTTGGCTTATGAAAAAATTATTCCAAGAGAGCCAACAAGAATCTAGTGATGTAATCAAAGACTTTTTAAAATCAATAGTAGGGGATTTTAACGAGGTCTACGATGAAGTTTACAAAAAGATATTAGGTAAAATTGATGTAAAAGATGGACAAGTTCAATACAATGATAACTTAGTTAATCTTATACGTGAATACGTTATACAAGCAACAATTAAAACAAACTACAAAGCAAATGTTTTAAAGTTTGTAGATAATAGCAAAGGAGTAGCAGGTAAGGATATTACAATCAATAAGGAGCTTGGCAATAAAGTTGCATCCAATGTAACGAATAAACTACTAAACAATACAGGAATATTTTATGAGGGTTTAACAGCTGGTGGTTATGAAGTAAATGTAGTTAATCGAGTGCAAAGTTTAATTTATAATTCTTTAAAAAATAATGTATCCGTATTAGAGTTAAAAGCTAATTTAGAAAAGTATTTTGATGCTACAGATGATACAGGCGACTTATACAAATACACTAAACAAGTTGCACAGGATAGTTTATATCAATACACTGGTGAGTTAAACGCAGGTATTTACGATGAATTAGGATTAAATGGAATTATATACACTCCAAACATTTTAATTGAGCGTTCAAGACCTATATGCACAAAAATAATAGACACTTACAAAGCTGAAATAAGCAATGAAGAGTTATTGTTATTACTAAATAAAGCAGATAAAGACCCCAAAGGATTTGGGCAAGGTATGATAGTACCAACTAAAACAGTAAGCGAATTTATCCGTAATAGAGGCGGTTATAATTGCATTCATAAGGCTTATGGCACTTTGATATAATTTTATAAACTATAAAAAATATTTGCATTTTGTTTTTAAAATGTTATATTTAAAAAACTCATAAATAAAACACAATGATAGAACTATTAAGAAAATTAAAGACACTTGAAAATCCGAACCAAGTTGATGAAATCAAAGGAAACGAAAAGGTATTATTTGACAAGCGTAAAAATGTGATAGCTATTGTAAGTTATCCAAAAACAATTCAATTTGATAAGGTTGTAAAATTTAATACAAATGATTGGGAGTACTTAGATGAGCAAGGAGTAAGAGAATATTTAGCTACTAAAGGCATCAATTTAGATGAAGTAGAATCACCTATTGAAACTACAGAAGAACCTATTAATGATATTTTAGAAGAGTTAGAAAAAAGAGAGCCTATTGGTTTTGACAACCATTTTAAAGGTACACGAGGCATAGACAGGAATCAATCGATAGAAGATGCAATAAAAGAATCCAAAGAAGAAACAATAACACCTAAAAAGAAATCAGGCAGACCAGCTAAAAAATAATTTTTTAATCATAAACAAAAAAAACAAATGGAATTTTTAAAACTACTAGGTCTTACAGAAGACCAAATTACAAAGGCAACAAGTGGAACGGCTGAAGAACAACAAGAAATTGCAGACACTTACAAAGATTCAATAAAAGAATCCGTAATAAACAATCCTGCAAATTACAAAGCAATAGCAGATAAAGAAAAATTAGGAGCTATAAAAGTAGCTGAAAAGAAAATAGCTAAGATACTTGGAGTAACTATTGAAGATACTGACAATGTAGATAGTTTACTTGAAAAAGGCAGAAAGCAATTAATAAGTAATAGTGAATTAACTGCTCAAGAACTACAAACAAAACTAGCAGATGCAGAGGGAAAATTAATACAATTTGAAAAAGAAATAATCCCTGCAATAAGAGTTGAAGAGCAAAGCAAAGTAAATCAAGTTTACATAGATTTGGCTTTAAATACTAGTGCATCTAAATTAGAAAAAAGCATTTTACCAATTGAGGATAGAATATTAATTGGTAAAAGTAAACTGCAGTCAATGGGTTTGGAATTAGGATATGATGGTGAAAAGAAATCTGTAATAGTAAAGCAAAAAGAAACAGGATTATTACCACAAATAGGTGATAAAACATATCAATTAAATGATTTAGATGGAGTATTTTCGGCAGTACTAGAACCATATAATCAAAAGTCAAATGGGGGCGGACAAAATCCACCTGCAAACAATGGACAACCATTTACACCACCAGCAGGAGCAGTAAAACTTAATCCTATTGCTGAAGCTAGAATAAAAGAATTAGAAGCTAAAACAAATCAATAACTATGGGATGTTGTGGAACTAATAAAAATGTAGTAAGCACACCTAAGCAAATTAAAACAAATAGCTTAGGAGTGGTAAAACCTAATGCAAATACTATTGTAATAAGTATCAAATGAAACCAGATGATGTAATTGAATATCTTAATAA